GAGTAGGTCAATCTTCTGCTGGCACCAGATGCAGGAGGCGTTACCCATGACCTCCAGCTTGGTGCAGTAGCCGCACCAGCATGTGAAAGTCAGATTCGCCTTGCTGGTGACGATTATGTGCTTTGTGGGGTGCTCCATTGTCTTCTTGCACTTGAGACAGGTGCAGTTCCCCGCGGAAAGATGAGGCTCTTTGCACTGGCAGAACAGCTTCTTCAGCAAGGGCCAGTCACCGATACCCGGGGGCACCGGACGTGGGCCTGTCCTGACCTGCTGGTGTTTCGCTGCCGGGACGGTCGGAGCGACCTTCCTGACGAAGCGCTTTTTCCCAAGGCGCCTCATTTCCTCAATCATGTGATCGGTGCCCTTGGAAGCGCCATCCCACAGCGCAAAGAGCACGTCGCCCGCCTGGGCCATCTGGGTGTTTCGGGCAAATCCCGCCCGCTTGCCCAGACCCTCCCAATCGGGCTTGAAGACCCGGACTTCCCTGCCGGCCTTCTTTAAGAGGTAGGCACTCATGCTGTCCACCCCTGGCGCCCCGCCTGAGATGAACTCTACGCCAGGCCCTACCTGCTTCATAACGTCATCCACAAACTTCCGAATGACTGCCCAATCGGTCAAACTTCTTGAACCTGCGATGATGACTTTCATTTGAAGCCTCCTTGGATTATAAAGCCCGGCTGGACTTACCCCAAGGTTGCCCAGCCGGTGCTAAGTAGGTTAAAGGCAGTTATTGCAGATGATGGTGAGGATTGTTCCAGGTTGTGCGTTCTGTATGTGGTCAGTGGTGGGCTTCCCGCAAATTTCGCATGGCAGCTCTTCGTATGGGCATTCACGGCAGCCACGGCAGCATTTGTCGGGATTGTCTGAGAAGGAAAACAACGGGCATTGCGTGATCAATTCATACATTTGAAGCCTCCTTTTGGTGAGCTTTTTGTGAGTCTCTCTCGCTCACGCTTTCCAGCTCTTCACAACACGCCCGTGGGTGGCGCAAGGTGGAGACAGCCCGGCGTTCCTCTGCTTTGCGACCGGCGGCTTTTTGCCGTTCCGCAAAGTAGAGCGATTTTCTCCTTAATCCGCGTCGCTTCGACGCCTTTGTCAGCTTGAAAATCGAGAACGCCGTGGCTGTTCTACCTCAGCGCCGGGGCCCACGGGTGTGTTACGATTCGGATAGTGTGAGAGAGAGAGGTCGCCAGGCACAGGTCATGACGAGGGCCCGGTTATCTTTGGTCCCGACGCCGCCGACCTCCGGTCGTGTCAGGGGCCGATTATCTTGGGCCTGGCTTTTTAGGCCTTAGATAATCGTGCCCTAAAGTGCGCCCTCGCACTTTCTGACTCGAGCGGTGGGAGGCGGCACGCTTTGTCGGGACCTTAGATAACCGTGGCCAAACGCTTGCGTTTTCTCGTCATGAACGTCGTGCCAGCTGGCGACTCCTTATGGTTTCTCCCCCCTTGGGGGGCGGGGGGGGCCTTCCTGCGTAGGCATGTTAGAGAGCCAAGGCGAGCGGCTTCATGCCGGAGCAGGGCAAGAAAAGTAATCCTTGATCCACGGCGCTTCGCCGTCTTTGCCAGCAAAATAGCCCTGGCCCCTGGGGGCGTGAGAGGGGGTGTTCCTGCGTAGGCCCGTTAGCGAGTCAAGACGAGAGACTTCGGGCCGGAGCAGGGCAAAATAAGAATTCATTGATCCGCGCCGCCTCGGCGCCTTGATAAGAAAAGAAACCATCGCCCCCTGTAGTTCGCCACTCTAGCCCGCCCGCGGGCGTAGGTTGTGCGCGAACGGAAGGGGGCCTGTCTTACCCGGAAGTATTTCCCGGTAGGTTCCCGCCCCCAGAACTCCACGAGCAGAAAAGGCCCCGCAGGATTCAACCAAGTTCGGTCTGACGGACTCCCAGCCGTAAAGCCCTTGCGCCGGAAAATGCTTGATCCCCAGCCAGACCAAGCGGGTTTCGTAGAGACAGCGCCCGGTAGGACAAAAGCCGGCACAGATTCTAAGGCCATGAGTGACTGCCCAGAAGTTCGGTCGGGCTTGGTTCCATTGCACACATGCGAGGGGCTCCAGGGGAAAAAGATCCCTCAGGTTCTCAAGCGAGCCAGCGAAGGCGGGCTTTTTGCGGCTTCTTGCGAAAAGCATGCCTGAGCGGGTTATGCCCGGGAAAGAGTGCTGGCTTGCACCTGAGTAAAGGGACGAGCTAGCGAAGGCGGGTTTCTTGCTGCGTCCGTAGAAACCCCAGCCTATCTCATGCCCGGTGCGTACCTGGTTCTTGCAGCCTACCAAGATCATGCAAGAAACATGACTGAGCGGACCAGTATGCAGGGGATGGGTGCTATTGCCCAGGGCCTTAGAGTATCCAGGGTATCAGGGCTATAGGGTCTCAGGGTACTTAAGGTCTCCTGGGTATACAGGCTCTATCCCCATAGGTGGGTATGCAGAAGAGGGGCAAGGATAAGACTCACTTCTCTTCACCCATGCAGCCCGGCCTTGGCTGGCCCATGCTCACACCGTGCTACCACCATGCACAGGGCACACCATAGGACACCATGCTCTAGGCACAGCCTCATCACACCATGGCATACCACAAGGGGTGTATGATAAGAGATAGAGCATCATCACTCCACCAGGGGGGGCCTACCCACCCCCCCGGTCCGTTTCTGAGCCGGTCTCATCTCTAGACCTAATACCTTCCCATTTTTTTTTCATATTTTCGAATCATGTACCTTCCCTAAAATTTCTTAAATTATGACCACTCCTAAAATTTTTCATATTTCCAGTTTCTGTGTTACGAGCATGGTTGTTTTTTAGCCCCCTATAGTTTTCTTTCTTGACAATGCTAAAGATAGAGCGATTAATCAGGAGTTAATATGGCGAAGCGTGGAAAAGAGAGCGATGATGTTCAGGTCAGGTATCGCAAGTACGAGGAGTGTGAGAGCGAGTATTTGCGAGGGAGGGAGATCAGTGACATAGCGAAGCGTCATGGTGTGGAGGAATGGCGGGTACATGAGTGGGAGGGGCGGTTTAGTTGGCGGGAGAAGCGGGTGCATTTTTTAGGGAGTGTGCAGGGGGCGTCGGCGATGGTACGGGAGATGATGGGACGGAAGGTTTCGAGTGGGTATGCTGTGGGTGAGTTGAGCATGGAGTTGGTGGATGAGTTGGGGAAGATGGGGAAGGCGTTGAGCCAGTTGGACAGTGAGGGGGTGGGTACGGCTGGGGTGATGGCGGTGTTGAGGGATTTAAGTGTGTGGGTGAGGGGTGCGGCGAAGAGTGCGGAGGAGTACAACCTGGTGAGTCTTTATTTGCAGCGGTATTTGCAAGAGGTGGCCTTAAAATAGATCTTCTTGTTGTGCTGATTATTTTTTATGTGCTGGCCCTTGGGTGTGATTACATAGACCGGAACTGGAGGAAATGAGTTGGAACCGGATAATGCTTTTTACAAGATATGGACAATAGTTAAACCTGCCTGTCTTGTCAGCCAAGATGCCTTGATGCACTCTTACCAAGCATTACAATTAATAAAGTCTGTTCCTGGCAGCGTTGCAGAGTGTGGAGTTTTTCGTGGCGGCTCTTTAAGACTCTTTGCAGAAGTTTTCCCAGAGAAGACAGTATGGGGATTTGACACATTTACAGGGATTCCGTTAGAAATGACGAACAGTGGGTATGATTACCATAAAGCTGGAGACTTTAGCGAAACTTCCTTAGAAGAGGTAGTTGCTTATTTAGGTTACTACAAGAATATTAATATAGTCCCAGGCATTTTCCCTGGAACTTTTGAGCAAGTACCTGGAGATGAAACATTTTGCTGTGTTCATCTTGATTGCGATCAGTTTTATTCATACATTGCTTGCCTTGATTTTTTTATGCCAAGGCTCGAAGTTGGAGGCATTTTTATATTTGATGATTATGCCTATCTTGATGGAGCTAAGATGGCTATTGATCAGATACTTCCTGACCTTAAAAAGCCTCCATACATTATTAAGAAAGTAAATCATGGTTTATTCAGGACCATTGTTACAAGGGACAGTGGTTCTATTGCTTGGATTGAGGAACAGCATGCGGCTTGACAGTAGGTTATTGGACAACCGGAGTTTAAAGAAAAAGCTGACGAAGTCGGAGTTTGCCCGGCGGGCCCAGGACATAATTGGGCTGTTGGATGCGGACTACATGCCCTTTGGGGATGATGCTCCGGGGGAGCAAGAGGCACGGAAGGCGAAGGGGTTTGAGGACCCCTTTTTCTTTTTTCGGACGTATTTGCCCCATTATTTTACCTGCAAGTTTGCGCCTTTCCATTTTGAGTTGGTGGAGATGCTGGAGAGGCGGCCGGACCCGGGGGTGGGGGTGGTGTCCCCGGTGGCGATCGCGGCGCCCAGGGATTTTGCCAAGACCACGATTACGTCGTTCGGGTACGTGCTGCACCAGATAGTTTACCGGCAGAGGCATTTCATCCTGTTGATTTCGGACACGGCTGACCTGGCGGGGGACATAGCGGCGTACATCTATCTGGAGTTGTGCTACAACGAAAGGCTGAGGCACGACTTTGGCCGGCTGGTGCGGGAGAATTGGGACTCGGAAGACTTTGTGACCATGAACGACGTGCGGGTGAAGGCCCGGGGGCGGCAGCAGCGGCTTCGGGGGTTGAAGCACCGGCAGTTCCGGCCGGACCTGGTTATCCTGGATGACATTGAGAACGACCAGAACGCCCGGAACCCGGACCGGGTGAAGGACTTGCTGCGCTGGATCAAGAGCGCGGTGTACCCGGCCATCGAAGCCTCGGGGAACATGTTCATCATCGGGACTCTGGTGCACCGGAACTCGGGGCTGTACCAGATCTGCCATTCCAAGGCGGAACCGTGGCGGGGGTGGACCCGGAAGATTTACCGGGCCATCCAGGATGATGGGAAGTCTTTGTGGCCGGACAAGTTTCCCCTGGCGGTGCTGGAGGCCCAGAAGCAGAAGATGGGCACGGTGGCCTTTAGTCAGGAGAAGCAGAACATCCCGGATGATGATAACGCCCTTTTCCGGCCGGAGTGGATCTCTTATTACCAGCCTGAGGAGCTGCTGGAGAAGCACTTGACGACGGTGGCCTGGTTCGACCCTTCCCTGGACGGCACTAGAAGGAACGACTTCAAGGCGATCGTGACGGTGGCTCACTGTCCTGAGGACCAGGCCTTCTACGTGCTGGATGCTTACATAAAGCGCAGCACCCTGGAGCAGGCCGTGAGTGCCTATGTCAGCCTCTTCAAGATTTACCAGTTCCAGGTCATGGCTATGGAGGCCAACCTTTTCCAGCGGGTTTTACTGAAAGAGCTGGATGCGGCCGCCAAGGAGCAGGACTTGGTCCTGCCTCTTCGGGGCATTGCCAACTATCTGAACAAGGAGATCCGGATTGCGGCCATCTCTCCTTTGGTGGAGCGGGCCCGTATCAGGTTCCGGCAGCGTCATTCCAGCCAGGACCTGCTGGTGGAGCAGCTCTTGCAGTTCCCCGGCCCGAACGATGACGGCCCGGACGCCCTTGAGGGGGCGGTGCGGGTCTTGCAGTCCCTGACCATTAGCGCTGCGGCTTCTACCCAGGTGGTCCCCATCCGGGAGTACCGGGAACAGCGGCTTCAGGGCATGCAGAGGAGGGAGAAACGGTGGCGCGTTGGCCTAAACTGATTACCCGGTTTCGGGACGCTCTCAAGGCTTTCAGGGAGGGGATCAGCTCCTACTCGGTTGATCCTGACGACTACCTCTACCGGAAGCTGGGGAGCAAGACCGACCACGACCTGACCCCGATAGAACATGAGAAGCACCAGAAGATCGCCAAGTATCTGTACGACACCAACCCGGTATGCAAGCGCATGGTCAACATGCAGGCCGAGTACGTGGTGGGCGAGGGCTGGAAGGTGCAGTCCGAGGATAAGGAGCTTGAGGACCTGCTGCTGAAGTTCTGGCACAACCCGGTCCACGACCTTGACCGCAACCTGATCGAGTTCGTCAAAGAGCTGGCTATCTTCGGGGAACAGTGCTACCGCATGTTCGTCAACCAGTATAACGGCGCCTGTGAGATCGGCTATATCGACCCCACCCTGATCGCTTCCGTCAAGCTGGCCGAGAACCCCCTGCTGGTGGACACGGTCTTTATCAGGACTCCCGGTTCTACCGAGCCTATGCCTTTAGAGGGTGTCAAGACCAGCCAGCTCCCGGCCATGTCCAAGGAAGGCTCTCCCCTGGAGGTTGTCTCCGGGGACACCTTCTTCTTCAAGATCAACGGCCTCCTGACTGCCACCCGGGGGCGCAGCGACTACATCACCATCTTCGACCTGGCCGACCTGTACGACCAGTTCATCTTCTCCCGGGCCGACCGGAGCATCATCGGGAACAACGTGGTGCATGACATCACGGTAGAGAACGGCAGCCCCACTGACTGCGACGAGTGGGCCAAGAAGTTCAGCAACATCTACCCGAATCGGGCCGTGGCCCATAACGAGAAGATCAAGTACGAGATCAAGAACCCGAACCTCCGGGCAGAAGATGCTTCCTTTGACGACCGCACCATCTGCAACTATATCCTGGGGTCCTGGGGGTTTCCGGAACATTTCTATGGCAGCGGCGGCAGCACCAACCGGGCCACGGCCATGGAGATGCACGAACCGGTAGTCCGGAAGCTTAAGACCCGGCAGTTGATGGTCAAGGCGATGCTGCACCGGCAGCTTGATTTTGTTATCTACCAGGCCCGGGCCGCGGGGTATTACAAAGGCAAAGGCGCCGAGTACGAGATCGTCTTCCCGGAAGTGTCCTACAAGGACATGCAGAGAAGCGGCCTGACCATGATGTATCTGGCACAGTCTCTGGCGATCGCGGTGGAAAACCAATGGATCACTCAGATGAGCGCTGCCGAGATTTACGCCAAGGTGGCCTCCGGGTTCGGGCCGGACATTCCGCCTAATCCGGATGCGGCCCAGGACTTTGACCAGATCAATAAGGAAAAGCTCGAAGATAAGGAGGGGCCTGACGATGGCCAAGACCAGGACAAGCAAGAGAAAGCTGTCAGCGAAGTCATCCGCTTACGACAACGATAAAGAGTTCCGGGAATTCACTTTCGCCGAGGGCATCGAGCCGATCTCGGAAAGCGAAGAGCCGGACGGCAAGAAGTGGGACGTGACTCTGATTCGGGCGGGTCTCTCCAAGAACGGCAACTACTACCCCCAGGATGTGCTGAACAAGGCAGCCCCGCTGTTCGAGGGTGTCAAGGCCTTTGATCGCTCCGATTTTGACCATGCCACCGGCGGGGGGGAATCAGTCAAGAACATTATCGGCTGGTTCTCCGAATCCCGCTTCGAGTCCGGCAAGATCAAGGCCACCTTTAATATCATGGACACAGCCAGATGGTTGTCCGAGATGCTGCTTGAGGCATACCGGGCAAAGAAGACAGACCTTTTCGGCCTGTCCATCGTGGCTTCAGGAGAGGGGAAAATCCGCCGGCACGAAGGCCGGGAAGTGCGGTGGGTTGAATCCCTGACGGCTGCCCATGCCGTCGATCCGGTTGTCAATCCCTCAGCCGGGGGCAGGTTTGATCGACTCGCCGCCGCTAACATATCCGAAACGGAGGACCTGCTTATGTTCAAGCAACTGATCGAGAAAATCCAGACCTTGCGCCCGGAGCTCCTGGAAGGCAAGGACCTGGAGAACATCACCGAAGCCGAACTCCTGGAGCTGCTCGGCAAGGCCCTGGCCAAGAAAGAAGTCAAGGTTGCCGAGGCCAAGCCCCCGGACACCAGCACCTTTCAAACCCTGGTTACTGAGGCCGAGAAGCGCATCGCCGACCTGGTGGCTGCCGCGGAGCAGCGCACCCAGAGCCAGGCTATGCTGGCCGCCAAGCTGTCCGAGAGCAAACTGCCGGAGATCAGCAAAGCCAGGGTCCGGAGCCAGTTCGCCGGCAAGCTCTGCACCGAGGCCGAGATCACCGAAGGCATCAAGGCAGAACTGGACTACCTGGCTGCCCTGACACCCACCATGGTCAAGGTGCCTCACCCGGCCATGCCTGGCGTGGACACCCGGGACAAGCTGATCGCCGCCATGGACGGCATGTTCATGGAAGCCGACCAGATGGTGGGCGACCAGAAGATCCCCCGGGCCCGGTCCATCAAGATGCTCTATCAGGAGATCACCGGGGACTTCAACGTCACCGGCCGGCTGAAGGAAGCCACCCGGCTCACTGAGGCCCTGACCTCTGCTTCCTGGGGCGAGATTCTGGGGGACTCCATCACCCGGAAGATGCAGTCCGAGTACCAGAACCCCGGCTATCTGGCCGACTGGCGCAAGATCGTCAGCGACATTACCCCGATCCAGGACTTCCGTTCCAACAAGCGGATGGTCATGGGCGGCTACGGGGCGCTGAACGACGTGTCCGAGTCCGAGACCTACGAGCCCCTCACCAGCCCCACCGACATCGAAGCTTACTACAGCATCGGCAAGAAGGGCGGGCTGGAGACCGTCACCCTGGAGATGATCGCCAATGACGACGTGGGCGCGGTCAAGCGCATCCCGATGAAACTGGCCAGGGCTGCCCTCATCGGCCTCTACCGGGGGGTCTTCGACCTCCTGACCGCCAACGCTGTCACCACCTACGACGCGGTGGCCTGGTTCACCAACGGCACCAGCCATTACAACATGAGCACCACGGCCCTGTCTGCGACCGCGGTTAACGCCGTCCGGGTTGCCATGCGCAATCAGGCAGCCTATGGCGAGTCCCGCTACCTGATCGGCCTGGTGCCCAAGTGGTTGGTGGTCCCGAACGAGCTGGAAGACGTGGCTATGAAGCTCTGCACGGCCGCCAACTCCCTGATCAGCCAGGGCACCACCGAAGTTTCAGACATGCCGAACATCAACCAGCGGTACTCCATGGACTATATCGTGGTGGACTACTACACCAACGCTGCTGATTGGTGGGCTTTCTGCGATCCCAAGAACTGCCCCACCATCGAGGTCGGGTTCTACCAGGGCCGGGAAGATCCGGAGCTCTTCATTCAGGACCAGCCCAACGTCGGCTCCATGTTCACCGCTGACAAGATCACCTACAAGATCCGGCACATCTGGGGAGTATGCGTCCTCGACCACCGGGGCGCCTACTACATGGACGTCTAAGCAGGATTAACCAAGGAGGTTTCAAACCATGGGAAAGACTCACTTTGCTGATATCCCCGGCAATAAGTTCGCGGCCTACATCGGGTCTGCGGCTTCCGGGGCTACCAATACTGCCCAGACCATCGGCTGGTTCCTGGCCCCGGCTGACATCAAGCTGGAATCAGCCTATCTTGTGGCCTCTGCTGCGGCCTGGACCGGTGCGGCCACCAACTACCAGAACCTGAGCGTGATCAATAAGGGCACCGCCGGCGCCGGGACCACGG